AAACTATCCTGATCATTTCTAAGACCATCAACTTCATTTTCCCAGTGTTCTATAACACCTGTAGTAATTAAGTCGCCCTGTGGATCTTTAACCGCGTCTCTTGGTGAGTCGAATACAGGTACTCCATAAGAATCAATGAACCCTTCGTAGTTCCATTCCATAGGTATGAACAAACTATATAATCCCGAGCTAGTCTGTCCATTACGGTTTCTTTGTGTGACGTCTGACGCATAATATAGTTTTTTAAAATTATCACCACCTTTGTCTAAAGCATTGCTTGTAGATCCCATCATACACTTACCAACAACTTTACTACCTAATCTTAATGTTGTTTTTGTAACTCGCCAGTTATTTAAAATGTTATCTGGACGCTCCCACTTACCTGATTCATCGTGGGCAAGGAGTTTAAGCTTTTCACCGTCATATGAGTTGTCACCTGTATTTTTCCAGTCGATCGTTGTATCAAGCCCTTCAAGTTCTTCTGGTGCTTCACCTTGATCAAGTTTTCTTCTTGTAAGCTTTGATGCTGGTACTCTATAGGCAAGTTCTGTTTTCGGTCGATCCATACCGTCTTGTATGGGTTTGAAAAAGAACGGGTAGTTGATTGATATTGGTACAACTTTGTCGGTAAACATTTTTTTCGCGTCAGCACCTGACTTTGATAATATTCCAAAACGTGAGTCGGAAGATATAGTCGCTTGATGTACGAGTTCTGATGACGCCATAAAGGAAAAACCAGACCGTCTATTTTTGAGATAGCACATACCATAACATCGTTGATCTGCTTTGCACGCTTCCCAGAATATAAAGAAAAGTCTATTTGATTCTCTGTAATCTGCTGCCCCAACGTCAATTTTAGACCACTGCAAGAACATGTAATGAGAGCCAGTAATATAAGTAGATATGCCTTTGTTTTTAAACCAGAAACCTTCTTCTCTTCTTCTAAACTCTTCATCGATGTAATCATACCATTCTTCCTTAAAGTTAACTGGATATCTTTCCCAGTCAAATACGCTTTTAATTTTAGCTAATTGTTTCGGATATTCTGCTTTTACCCAGCGCTGATCTTTTTCTTCTTCAGATGCAGCGTAAACGTTTTTAGGAATAGCTGGCAAAGCTATTTTAAGGTTTTGTATTTCAACTACATCGCCTATTGTACCATCTTTACTTATAACTACAATGTCGTTTTCAACGTCATAACCATACTCCCATTTTTTATACCTATTATTTTTTTTTAAAATGCTAGGTTTAATGTGGTCTTGTATTACTTTTACTAAAGACTGCTCGTACATTATCTTGATCTACCTTCAGCAAAACCTTTAAAACTTTTTTCTTTAGCGTTTTGAGGTTTTTCTTCAAGCATATTTTTTTCTTCTTCTATTCTAGCTAGTATTTCAAACGCATCAAATATAGCCAACTTTTTAGTAGCAGCTGCATTTTTAAGTCTATCCGCTGAAACGTCATCTTCTGTGTTAGTGATAATTTTTTCTTCAGCAACTTTAATTAACTCATCAACTGCTTTTCGCCCAGCTTGGATTATACTCTTCCTCGTTTCCTTTGAACTCATACTTAACTAAAATATCATTTGATTGCATACAATAAAGTCTTTGTTTATCTACAATAAACTCAAACTCCCTATTAGATTTAAAACCAACTAAATCACCCTCGTATATACCTAGCGACTCTAAAGTTTTATTACCTATTTTTACTATACCTTTATTTTTTTGTTCTGTTTCTAAAGACCAATTGTCTTTATTTTTAATCGGCATAACAAAACATCTTTCACCTACAGCTATCCACTTAACCATACGTTTGTATAAATATATTTGATCATACTGACAAAAATACTTATTATCATCAAACGTTTTACTACTGTCAACTGCTTTACCTTTTAGGTTGTAATATCTTCTAAATACATTGTGGTGTATAATAACTTCATCACCTTCTTGTATTGGCGTATCAAAAGCAGTTGGTGTAGTAAGCACAACAGCTTTTCTATTTATAAGCTTAAAATTTTCTATACTAGAATTAACTATAAGTTTATCGCCGTTTATATCAACTTCATTGTTATACCTTTTTCCATCTGGCACAACTATAAAATCAAAAACACTTCTCATTAATATTCTAAATCATATTCAACGGATATAGCCATGTTAGAATTAAACTTCTTCCATGGCAACACCTCGTTGTTTTTCTTTATGAATATGTTATAAGAAGCATCATCGTCTTCAAACAGAATATGCGATATCTCATGACCACCATAGACCTGTTGGCCTAATGCATAGTGCATAGCATCATTCTTATAATCAGAACCAATACTGATCTTTCTTATAACAGTACTCATTACTCTTCTGATTTTACAGCTTGCAAACCGTGGTCATCATGTTCTTTTTCGATTTCAGTATAACTACCATCTTCAAGATTAATATTTACAGAACCATACTTTGTTTCAAGTTCTTTTTTAGTCTCTTCGATAGACTCGTTAATACCAGCAATCTTATGAAGCATAGCGTGCTTACTAGCTTCAAGTTGACCTATTTGATTGATAACTGTTCCTAACTCTGCTTGTTGATCTTTAATTGTTTTAAGCTCTTCAGCTGTAACTTTATTTGCCATTTGATTTAATTTTATTCTTGTTTACTTTTTTTTGATTTTTCCCAAGTACGACCTACAAAATAAGCGCCGTACACTGTTATTAATAACGACTGAAATATTGGGATATATTCTTCAGCCACTTTGAACCCGCCAATGTTACCATCGAAAAATGCTAATGCCGTAAATATAACAGTAAGATATATTAACACTAGCGGGCGGATATTCTTTGATAAAAATGAATCTGATTGCATATCAAGTTTCCAGCGCTCGCTTATTTGAGTCTGCGCATCTTGATCTGCTTTCTCTAATAACTCTTGAATCTTTTGTTTAGCGGCTAATCTTTCTTCGTCTGTAGTTGTAAGTTTATCTATTACATTACCTACGTCTTTAATTAAACCACCTGTTAAAAGACTTAAAAGTTTTTTCATTTTTTAGTTTCGGTAGTATAAGTGCCACCCTTAAATTTGTATGTTCCCGTTTCTGGGTCTTTTACGCCGCTATGATGAAAATCAAATGTTTTAGCACCTGCAGCTTTAGCTGTTTTAAACGACTCGTTAAACATTTGTCTTATAGACTTATCGTATTTTTTATCCGCATAATGAAGGCGTGCTCCTCCATAATGCCCGCTTTCATCTACGTTTGAATTGCCTGAACCATCTCTTTCATCTGTTTGTTTGGCTGGCGAACCATGGTCCATTTTATATGGAGACATTTCACCTACGCCACGATTGTCAATTGGCATTTCAGTTAATAGATCTTTTTTGTGCTCTTTTATCTCTTGTTTTTTATCTAGCTTTTTAGCTTTAGCTTCTTCTACTTTTTTAGTTTCTTCCTGGTGGAGCATTGACATGTGCATTGCAGAACCTTCCATCATAAGTCCGGTAGTTTTACCCTTATGATCTTTTAGTTGTACGCACGATTTTTGTGCTGGTGAATACGGCATTGTTTTATGTTTTTAGTTTATTATTTAAATCAAACTTATATCTAGTAAGATGTACTGTTCTTTTTAAATCACCAGTAAACTTACATATTAAGTTATTTTTATCTTTTAGTTTGTACTTTACTTTTACTGAATAACCATTACGCTTATTAAATAAGTGTGTTACAAATGTATCTTTGTTTCTTCTGATTATTCTTTCTTCTATAACATCTTCATTCCAAGGGTTGTAGTTAACAACCTGTGATACACCGTAGTCTCCTACGTAAATCATTGTAATGTATTTAGATGTTTTGCTTTCCCACCAACCCGCAAAATTGCCTTGGCTAAAAGCTGTTAATGTAATTGAATTAAATAATAGTGCTAAAAATAGTTTTTTCATAATATTAGATTAAATTGTTATACTAATATTATCACCTATTTTTTGTATTTTTTATGCAAAGGAGTCTCTATCACATGCTTAGCTCCTGGAAATGTATAGTCATAACCTGGGTACATAATTTTTGTATAACCTCTATCGTCAGTACCTAATACTTTAAAGTCAACTCCTTTCATTGTTATCTTGTTTCCCAGTATCTTATTTACTGGCTTATTAACATCAGGGCTGTTTCTTAAATATCCTTTCTTAGATGGTTTCATTATGCGTTTCTATATGCTTCAGCTTCCCACGGCAAATTTTTTGCGCCTTCCTTTATACTTGATCTTGGTATTACTTTATTTTTCCAATAAACGTTTTCATCATCATAATCAAGATCGCCTCTGCGCATTTGATTTATATGAACCATCTCGTGATTAATTACATCTTGCACTTTACCACATGGCACATCTTTATTTATAATTATAGTACCATTGTTATTAGCTTTACCTAACACACCATCTTCCATATCAACATGATATACCGGTGTATTGTCTATTGGAAACGGAGGTGCTATTTTAAATGCCATTAGTGTCTATATGGAAATTTTTCGTTAAACCACTCTTGTCGGTTATTACAACCACAGTTTATGTTTAGACCTTCAGATACTTTATCTACTATAGTTTTAATACCAGTAGCTTTAGTAAACTTAGCTATGTCGTCACCTAAACCTTTTGATTTCATAGTTACTTTTTACCTATTATTTCTTTGAGCCATCATTTTTTGATAAGTGGTTTGACCTGGAGCTCCTAATTGTTTTCGCTGTCTAAGTCTAGAACCTGATCTCATTTTTTCATATTGATTAAGAGGATCTACTTGCGTTTTCCAATCGTCAGCCTTTTCACCTATACTATAACCTAAATTTCTAGTTCGCGCACTAATCTCGTCAAACGCGGCTTGCGGTTGTATTCTGTTTAATTCACGTAGCCGGTCAATGTCTGCTTGAGTTCTTTCCGTGCTAAAATCTCTATACTGTCCTTTTTCATCATAATTACGCCCAACTATTTCTTGGGCCGCATGTGGATAATCTGTAGATATAGCGCCTAAATTAGCCGAAACTCCCCCAGTTAGCATGTTTTGAGCTATGTTTAAAGCTTCATCAGTTCTTCTTTGTCTGTCGGCGTAAAAATTAGAAGCGGCTTCGTCATCGTAGTTTTTTCCCATACTACTTACGAATCCTTCGGGAATTGGAGTTCCAAATTCATCAACTCTTTCACCAGACCTTTCGTCTATTTGTTTAAACGGTGAGTGATGTTTTTTATCATACTTCATGTCTTCTTCCAAATAATGAATATGAGCAGCATCATCTGCTACAGAAGATCTGTAGTTTCTTTTTGTAACTGGGGTTTTGCAACATCTTGCATTGCCAGTGTATTCGCCATAATGTCCTTTTTCCATAATTACCATTTTACTTTGTCAGCCCAGTAGGCGGCAGACATTTTACCTTTTTTAATATTCTTTGCATGACGAGCCTTAAAGCTAGCGCGTCTTGCTTTTGATTTTTTATCTTGCTTTTTGCCTGCAGTGCTTACACCTTGCTGACCAAACCTGATTATTTTTTCTTTACCATTTTCACAAGCTTTAACAATATGTGATTTAGTCTTGTGTCCTGGTGTTTTTCTAGGTTTGTTACACTTTAAGGTTTTTTTATCTACCTTAGACACCTTGAGCTTTTTTAGTTATTGGCCCTGGTGTATAACTACATTCAGCCATTTTAATTTTCATTCCAGTAATACCAGAACTACTACCAACTCCCATTGGAAAACCACTAGTATCTAATGGACCTGACCAAACTGCGTTTTCTCCTACTTGACCTTCAAGATTAGGTTTACTAATTAATTTTTCTATATTATGATCCATAGTTTTTATTTTACATCAAATTTTTTACCACCAACTTCAAAAGTGCTGGCTCCTTTTTCTTTAGCGTCATTTAGTGCCGCATAAAAAGCATTGCTTTGAAAAGGCGCTTTAACAGACGCTTGTCTTTCTGCTGGCGTGCCAAAAGCAGTTTCCGCCATACCTCTAGTATTCATATTAAATACAGACTTCTTACCTCCTTTTTCGTTTGCTTGTAGCGGTGGGTCGTATGACATTGCAACTGGAGTACAGTTTAATGTTTGACCTCCGCCAGCGCCTCCAGTCATAGGGTTTTGATCTGCAGTACCCATTGTTCCTCCAGACGCTTTGCTAGATTCAGCAGCTTGTAGAGCTAGATTTGCTCTGTTATCGGCCATGACCGAGGCAAGGTTTCCAAAACCAACAAACTTACCACCTGGCGCAATTTGGTTTTGAAGTTGTTGTTGTGATAAACCACTATTATTTGCTCCACTACCACCGCCAAAAGCAGCACCTGCAGCTGCTCCTAAAAATTTATTTGGTGAATCGTTTTTCATTTCTAAAGGCGTTTCTGGTAAATCTACAGGAGTTCCAACAGCTGCGAGTTCATCATCGATCATAGCCGGTAATGCGTTTCTATTAGTAAGAACACCAGGCCGAAAATTTGTTAGAAATTCTTTTGCTTGAGAATCTAAAACTGGAACATTAGTAGGTTGAAACGCGTCTAATTTAGTACTCGCATCTATTGCTGTGCTTTCTAGTTTTTCTCTTTGAATTTCTTTATCTAAGTTACTTTGTGGTTCTTGCCCCTTTTCTTCAGCCATTTTATCTATAGCTTTGTTTTTCAAAGCGTCTCCTATTTTGTCCATACCAGACTGTATTCCAGCCCCAAGTATTTCAGCACTACGATCTATAATCATAGCAGGTCTTCTGTAGCTTCCACCACTTTGAATAGCTGGCATAGCTATTCTGTTTGGAGAACCTGGAAGTTTTCCTGGTAATTTAAAACCTTTTCCCATATTATCTGTTTTTATCTTTGTTGACTTTATTAATAGCAAACGACAAAACCTTATCACTGTAGGTCTTGCCTTTCATTATGCTATTACGTCTGGTGCTAGTAGGTATATCTTCTTCACCTAGCATAATTCTATACATGCGTGATATTAACTGTTTACCTTTAAATGATACTTTGTATATGTTGTACTTTTGAGTAGTTCTATTATACTTTCTCCAAAGTGTAATCCAGTCGTTTTGTAAAAGCTTGTTCCAACGCCTATTATCCCAACTAAAAGAATATGTACCGTCTTCAAAATCTTTACGCGTAAACATATCCATGCAGTCTAAGTATATTAACAACTCTAGTTCTGCATCATTAAGATCGTTGTTTTTACAAGCCCACTTACGTATTATACGGTAGTGTTTAAGAAGATTTAAATCCCTAATGTCACTAGCGTCTAATCTCATAACACAACAACCACATCAGTATCTTTTATAACGTAAAAAACATTTTTATCAACTTCAAGTCTGTTACCTGAATGTTTGTCATAAAATATTCTGTTACCTTTTTTAACACCTCTAACGTCATCGCCACAATGAAGCACAGTAGCTTCTTTATAACGAACGTCAACTCGTTGTTTACCAGTTAACATAAGACCACCATCTGTTTTTTTAATGGTATCTTCTTTTTTAGTTTCTATAATTATATTTCTACCTATTGCCTTCATATTCAACTCTTAAATTATTGATTACACAATCTGTAGATAATATAGTGGTAGCCACTGAAGCCGCGTGTTTGAGTGCGCTTTTAGTTACAAGTAATGGGTCAATAATACCTTTATCAACCATGTTTACAATATCACCTGTAATTACATTAACACCCATACCTTCTTCGGGCGTACCAACCTCTTCCAGTCCAGCGTTATTTAGTATAGTTTTAAACGGTGCTTTAATAGCTTCTAGCAATATTTTTTCACCAGCTGTTTTTGCTTTGGTTTTTTTAGATGCATCAAGCAAAGCTATACCACCTCCTGATACTATACCTTCTTTTACCGCGGCTTTAGTAGCACAGATAGCGTCTTCAACTCTATCTGATTTTTCTTTTAATTCGATTTCTGAATTAGCACCAACTTTAACAACTGCAACTTTACCTGACAATCTAGCTAAACGTTTTTCAAGACGTATAACTTCTCCAGGTGATTTAGCTTTAGCTATTAATTTTTTTACTGAACTAATTAATTTTTTAACGTCATCGGTAGATGTATCAACTTGTAATATTGTCTCTGTATCATTTGTAATACTTTTATCACAAGTACCTAAGAAGTCTGGATTAATAACATCTAAATCATCTCCAAGATCTTCATTGACTACAGTTGCGCCAGTAAGTAAAGCTAAATCAGAAAGTGTGTCTTTCTTATTTATACCGTAAGTTGGTGCATTGATAACGTTTACTTTTATATTACCTTTCACTTTATTCATAGCAAGTGTAGCTAAAACTTCTGTTTCTAAGTCACCTACTATAAGTAAAGGTTTTTTGTTTTTAATTACATACTCTAACACCGACTGTATTTTACGTACAGATTCTATAGGTGATTCTAGTAGTAATACTAATGGATCATCAAGCTCAGCTACTCGTTTATCTTTGCTTGTTATAAAATGCGAGTTAGTTAAACCTTTATCATATTGAACGCCGTCAACTAACTCAAGCTCTGTAGTATCTTCGGTTGTTGGCTCCATTACAACAACACCGTTTTCACCAGCAGCTTTAAACGCCTCCCCAATTATTTTACCTAGATATTTATCATTGTTACAACTAATCGTAGCAACATCATCAAGCATAGTACCTTCGACTGGTATTGCTTTATTTTCTAAGTATTTGATAACATTATCGACAGCTTTGTTTATACCTTCTTTAATGTTACGGGTATTATCTTTATCTAAATTTTTATAAGCCTCTGTTAAAATTGAGTGCGCTAGTACTGTAGCCGTTGTTGTTCCATCGCCAGCTTCTTGCACAGTTTTTCTAGCAGCTTCTTTTAGAAGCGTAGCACCCATATTTTCTACTGGGTCTCTTAATATAATACTGTTTGCAACAGTCACACCGTCTTTTGTAATGACAGGTTTACCCTGATCATCTTCTAGTATAACACATTGGCCGCTAGCCCCGAGTGTGGAGCTAACAGCTTTTGTGAGTTTTTCTATACCTTTAAATACCTTGTTCTTTGCGTCTTCCCCAAAGTTAAGGTTTTTAACAATTTTATCTGACATATTTAATTTAATTTAATTTAATTTACTCTTCGCGAGTAGCGTATTAAACGGGTCCGGCAGTAAATCGTCCACACGGTTCCTACTTGTTGATAGTACACCGCAGCATGCCTCGCCCGATTTATTTTTATTCAAAAGTTTTTACTACCTTAGGTCCTTTTACAAATTCAAGCTTTTTAGTATAATGCTCTATGCTACCATCTATAGCGGCTTCAGCACCGTCCATAGTTTCTCTACGAGTAACATCTTGCCAAGCCCCATCTTGATCTTTGTATTCGGTTTGAAAATATCCATTTGGTAGTTGTACTATTCGCCAATTTTTTTTATCAGCGATATGCTTCCAAAAGTTTATTTGGTCTTCGGATATTTGTGGTTGACTACTCCACGTGCTAGTCTTGTAATATAGTGTCATTGGTTTTGGTTTTATATTAGTTTATTTGGTTGCTCTTTCCCGAGCAGGGTATACTTTATATATCACTTATTTTTAGTGATTTTTACCATGGTACATCTTTTGCTTCAGTAGGTGGGTTTATTTTTTCTTGTATTCTAGCATCTAAGTGCTCTCTATATTTTTCAAAGTTAACTTCTGACTCCACCCAACCTTTAACTTGTTCTTCTGTTAGCTCACTAAAGTCGGTAAAATTTTCAGGATCAGGTGAAGCAACACTAGCCATACCTAAAGCTGTTTCACTATATTGCTCATCTTCTGTAGTGGCTACATATGAAAAATGTGCAAGAAATACCACGTCTGTTAAGTCTCCTTCGGTTTTATTAACTTCTAGTTTAGTTATATTTAATTTATAAGTATTTGCCATTTTATGTTCTTCTTATTTTTAAATCACCGTTATCGTGATATATACCACCTATTGGTACGCCTGCTGATGCAGCCGCTGAATCGCTCGAATAATTCTTACCAACAACTTGCTCCATTAAAACGTTGCCATCGTATTGTACGGTAAATGAATTTGCAGTAGCAGTTGTAGCTGTACCAGTTCCTACAGCAAAAGCAGTGGCGGGTTGGCTAGCGTGCTTATTGTGTCTACCTACTATAACCTGAGCCTCGCCAGCGTTACCTGATGCATCTCTAGGTGGCTTTAAAAACCTACCTAACAATATTTGTTGAGGTGGTGTTGAACCTCCTCCTGACGTATCGTTGCCGTAACCATAAGCAAAACTCGCTTCAGCTGTTACTGTATTTGATACTCCACCTGAAGCTGCGTTTAATCCGCTAACTGTGTTACCTTGGTTAAAAGCAAAAGCTCCTTGGCCTGAAACTGTATTTTGAAAATTAATAGCAACACCATATGCAGCTGCGGCGCTAGTTGTGTTTAAATGCCCTATGACAGTTGAATGAGCTCCTATAGCATCATTATCAAAACCTAGAGCTGTACTATTAATACCTGATGCTACATTTATATTGCCAGCCGCAAAAGAAAATTCACCAGAACATTGAGCGCCTCCACCTAGTGCCACAGCGCCAGGAGCACTAGCTATTGAGTTTACACCTCCTGAAAAAGAGTATAAAGCTGTTGCTTGTGTGTTTGAGCCCGTTGCAAAAGAAGCATTACCTGTAGCAAAGCAACCTTGCCCAGTTGCAAAAGAAAATAAACCATTAGCTCTAGTTCCTGTATTAAAAGCAGCCGCGTCGTCAGCGTTTGTTATAGCAGTAGCACCTACAGCTATACTTCTCTGACCATTTGATTCAGATAAAGCACCACCAGCTATTGACGCACCAGCATTAGCATACGTATTAAATCCAAAAGCCGCAGCTTGTCTGCCGTTTGCTATCGTGTTTTCACCTTGTGCAAAACCATCTTCTGAAGTTACAACTGTGTTTTTATTTATAGCTACAGCAAAATCACCGCTAACTATATTACCGGCCGCGCCTATAACTGCGTTACCTTCAACATCTAGTTTAGCGCCTGGATTATTTGTGGCTATACCAACAGAGCCACCTGATGTTACTCTCACTCTTTCTACACCCGCTGTATTTATAGCAAAATTTTGATTTGCCACAAAGCCAAACTTAGTAGTGGTATCACCGTTATGAACTATATAATCATCAATACCAATAGCACCACCCGCTACTTCTAGTCTATTACCGGCAGTTATAGACGTTACACCTATACCTAAGTTTTGACTATTATCTAAAATCATAGCAAGCCCTGTAGCATTTTTTGTATCTAAATCTGAGTTAGTGTAAAAGTGCATTGGACCACTAGTTAAAAAATCACTAGAAGTAGAGCCAGCAACTAAACCAAATCCATGAGTAATTCCACTACTAACGCTATAGTATTGAACTTTTAAACCTCCCGTGCCAGGGTTTGGTGTAGCTCCTGATGTTTGTTCAGTAGATACAGTTAGTGTGTAAGCATCTGTTGCTACAGCTCCTGTTCTCTGTTCAAATACGTCTACTAGATTTTTAAACTGTATTGCCATTAAATTTTATTTATTTTTATCCTACATCAACTAGTAAAGCTTCGTAAGTTCCATTAGCTACGCTGCCTGTAAATATGACATTAAGTATGTTACTAGATCTTGTAATATCCGCATAAACTGTTTGACCTCCAGATGTTATAATTTCTGCTTTAACGTCTAGAGCACTTGATTGACTAAGAACGGTAGTAGTGTTTACATCAAATGTAGTTAATCCTCCAGCTTCAGTTCTTCCTACGCCAGATACAGTACTACTTAATGATATTCTAACTCCTTTTGATATATCAATAGCAGAAGCTATATTAGCAAGTGTTGCTTTTTTATTTGTAGAAGCTGAAGTGTCATATATAACTATAGTGTCATCTGTAGCTGGTGACGTGTCTTCCGTAAGACCATCTACATCCAAACCAACTGTAACAGAACCAGTCCCGCCAGCTCCAGTAGATGTTACGCTAGCACCTAATAAATCTGTAGCTGTAGCTTCTTGTACGTCTGTTACACCTTCATCGGACTGAACTATTGACCAGTCATTTTTGTCAGAACTGTTAGCTGAAGCAGCTTGAAACCCTATAACAGAGTCACCAACATCTAATTGTTGGCCGCCACCACCAGTTCCACCATTACCGTAAAACTGACCAGCTGTTGCCACTATATAATAGTCACCTACTTTAACTTCAACTCTATTAGCTGATGGATCAAAAGGGGCTGGAGGTGTTCCAGTTAATTGATATATATAGCTACCTTGATTTACACCTGATAATATTTCACCAGTAGCAGCATTAAATGTACCTCTAAATGTTAAACCACCAGCAACCAAACCATCAACATAAGCTTTTGATGCGGCGTCTGTACCAGCTACAGGTGTAGTTGGTATTGTAACTTGACCAGCAAAACTTGATTGACCAGTGCCATTAACAGTTAATTCACCAGCTAGCGTAACGTCATCATCTAGGTTTATCTTTAAATTATCTCCCACTGGACTGTTAACCTCAGTTGTTATGTTTGTACCACCTACAAAAGTAACTGTGTCGCCGCTACTGATAGGTTGTGGCGTGCCACCATCACCATCTAATGTCCACGTGTAATTTTCAGCCGAAGGCATTGTAACTGTAGATACATCAATTGCAGTTACGTGACCTGTTGCGTTTGTTGTTACGCTTGTTACGGCTTGAAATGTTCCACCGTAACCTGGAGTGTCACTAGATGTTGAATCACTTCTTGAGGTAGCATCGTGGTCTATAGTTAGTGTGTTTGTGCCTGTTGCGTATGTTGTTGTTAAATATGTACCACCAGCAAAAGTAACAGTGTCACCATTAAGTATAGTTTCAGTTCCGGTGTCACCAGCGATATCCCAAGCGTATATACCGCTAATAGGTTCCCATTTATTATCACCTCTTAGATATTTAGTAGCATCAGGCGTGCCTGTTGCAGATAGATCAAACGTTCCTAAATCAACGTCGCCAGTTGCAGAGGTAGCTGCTGTAAAAGATATAAATGTACCTTGAGCTGCTGTTAAACTTTCAACACCACCACCGACTTCTTTCCAACCACCTGCTCCATCACTTTCCATTAAATGTTTGGTAGTTGTATTAAAATATAATTGACCGTCTACAGAAGTTCCCGCGGCAGTATCGTTTGGTTGATTTTCTATACGAGGATTTAATAGTTCGTTTTGATTAAAATCAATCGTGTTTAAAAAATTAATTGCCATTGTTTTTTAGTTTAAATATGCTTTGCCAGAAAAGCCGGCTGTAAAATGTACGTTTAAATTGTTTTTATCTATATATTCAATTTCTCCAAAAACTTGTATTTCGTTTGTATTTACTGTAGTTACTGAAGGAAATTTGTCTAGATTGTGTTGTATTTGCCATAATGTTGAAGGGACTCCTTGTGTAAATTCAAAGTGTTTATCACCATTTCCAACATCGTCTATTTGTATTGAATAATATTGAAGTGCTTGTATATTGTTGTTTCCAGTTACAAACTCTAGCCCCATGTTATAAACATTACCTTGAACTTGAGTTAAAGCTGTTAACTTGTAAACGCCAAATCTACCCAGCGATCTAACGTCTTGTATAATTATATCGTAACCTATAAATCTTTGTAGATAAGGTAAAACTATAGGTACTGTCACCGGCATTTGCACATTTATATATAAACTAGTTATATCTTGCCAAGGCGTAGCTTGACCACCATAGTTTTCAAATGATATAGTACCTTCTGGTCTAGGGTCTGGATCAGGGTCTTGTATGATAAACTTCCAGGCAGAGTGTTTTAAAAAGTCGTTTATTATAACAACTGATGCTCCACCTAAGCTAAAGTTTTTTGTCTGCCCATTAGATACATCTGTTCCTATGAGTATGTCAGATGGCTCTGGCGTATTGTTCTTTTTATACGATGATATTATGGGCATATATTATTTTTTATTATCCGTAAACACCTGTGTTCCATATTGTTCCACCGTTTGTTGCTATACCATAGTATTGAATAGTAAGATACCAGGTTCCTACTGGTAACAATATACCTTCTTGTTTTCTATCTGCAAAAGTTGGATTATTGTCCCAAACACCACCTTGGTTTCCAGATGTCCACTTGATTTCGTATTCTATGTTGTTATTAGGTCTAAGAGGAGTTGACCAAACTTTTAAACCGCCTCCTGGTTGATTGCTAGAAGTTTGTGAGCCAAAATATCCTTTAGTAAATCCAGCTTCTTGATATTGGTATAAATAAATTGTAGCTGGAGCTCCTGTTATAACTACCGATCCAAAGCTAATAGTTGAAGCAAATGTTCCACCATTAAACGGCTGAGCTTTATTTCTTGAACTTGTAGGTGTACCTGTTTGCTGGTCGTTGTCATAAAACTGAACACTAGAAGCCGGTGGTGCGTCTTTAACAAATCTCATAGCAAATCCATGTCTATAAGTTAAAGAATAAGCACCACCATTATAACCCTGTAAGTAACGAACATTGGAACCAGAACCATAAGGAAAAGCATCGTAAGTTAAAAAAGCTCTAAACGGCTGGTTTGAAGATGTAATAGGATTAGTTTGTTCTATCCAATATATATCTCTTTGACCTTGCCCGCCAAACACTTGATTACCAGTTCCATATCTGTAAGTATAACCAGAACCTATAGCGTTAAAATCTACTGTTCCAAACCTTGGGTTTGAAGGTAAAGTAGAAGTCCAAAAACCATAATAATTATTACCTAAAGATGTTACGTCTTGAATTCCTTGAGGAGAACCTGCACTAACACAAAGACGTAAATCTGTAAAATCTTGTTCTGTAGGTACTCTAAAACCTGCAGGTGGTTGAATTACTTCTGTCGCATAAATATTATATAAAAGACCTCTAAAAGCGTTGTTAGGATCAAAATCCCAATAGCAAGCGGCTGGTTGTTGATTATTAATAGCATCTGTCCAATCAGTTTGATTAGTTACTATTGGAATATTACCTCCAGTTGTTGTTGCCGTAATTATTGAATTTTCTCTTGTCCATACCAAATCACACACAGTAACTTCACCTGGTGATGGTGGCGCGCTTTGCGGCCATAATTTAGTTGTGCCCTGATATATTTCAGAAACATTATTACTACCTAGCTTAATGTTACCTACAGCAGGTGTTACATTTCCGAATTTTAAATCAGCCATATTATACGATTATATATAGTACATCAGGATCTGGTGTTATATTACCATATTCTGTAGACGTTAAAGTTCTTATTTCTGTTACAGCTGTTTGAGTAGCTGTTGTGCCAGAAACAAGGTCTGTTGGTTTGTTTAGTATTTCAGATGGATCTCCTGGCGAAGCGTTCCAATTTGATTGTACGTTGGAAGTAGCTACATCAATCTCAATAACATCGCCGCCGGCGTTTACAGCTAAGCTTTTTGTAGCAGTGCCGGAAAACGAACCTCCACCGTAGCCTGGTAATTCTAATTGACCAGTGCTAACCATGTTAAGAGTATTAACATTACCGTTTAATCCAGTCCAAAATCTTAAAGTACCCGTAGAATCACCACCGTTTCTTACAGCGTATATTTTAGCCGCTGGAGCAGTGTTTATCGCAGGATCAACTAGGAAAAATTCTATACCTCCACCAAAATTATCTTGTATAGCGCCGGAGTTCGTGTATGTTACAATTTTAACAGTTTGTGACGTGCCAGTTGTTGTCGACCTTTCACGGTAAAAACTAGCAGCAGTAGTAGTGTTTTCAACTCTAAGATTACCATTAACATGTAACGCAGAATTAGCATTAATACTTGTAGTATTTATACCAATGTTAGTTCCATCTTGATATATAGCACTGTTACCTATTGTGGACGTGGTTGACCATATAGGTATGTAGTTTTGTATACCACTACCACCTACACCTGTTCCAGTTGCAGCATCGATAGTAACTTGGTTAGAACCGTTGTCAGTAAGTGTTACGTTTGAGCCAGCTACAAGTTTAACTGTATTTGTTGAAGCGTCAGAGCCAGTGAGTGTAAGATCTACATCATTAGTACTTTGAGCCGATGCATAACTATACGTGGTGTCAGTGTTGCCACCTGTGGCGTTTATAGTTATAGTATTACCGTTTCTATTTGTTTCTATATTTGTACCACCAGCTATAACAAGAGTATCATTATTAACATTAGCCGTAGCTGTACCTCCTGTGTCTGCTCTAAAATTTTTATATATGTTTTGTGTTGAACCTCTGTCACTGTTAGTTACACTAAATGATGAAAAATTACCAGACCCAGCAAGTGAAACGCTAACTCCAGAGCTTCCAGTAATTTGAAACGTACCGCCATCAGACATAACACCCGAAGTTGTTCCATTTGTAACATTAAAGTTAGACATTGTACCGCTACCAGATCCAGTAGATCCAGTTGATATAGATACTATTCTACCGTAAGCATCAACTTCTATTTGATTTATCTTAACACTACTAAATGTACTACCGTAAGTACCAGCTCCGATAGTACCAGTTGGATCTATTGATATATCACCTGTACTTGTAATTGGACCGCCAGTTAAACCACCGCTTGTTGTAATTTCTGTTACACTTCCAGATCCTGTAGATTGATTTACCCAAATGTAATCATTACCGTTCCAACCTAAAACTTGATCAAATTGTGCTGTTGATAAATTTAAATGAGCATCAACATCTGCATCTGTGTACGCGGCTGGTATTACTGTATCACCTTCAAGCGCTGTACCTGCTGTGGTTCCAAAACCTGGAAAAGATACTTTAGCTGTGTTGGCTACAACTGATGGTGCTAATGCTACTCTAGCATCTGTATAATAAAGATTCGTACCTTCGGCAATATCTGAAGTAGTTAAAACAACTACACCTTGTTGACCATTTACAGACGTAACACTTTGTGAATTATCTACTTTTTCCCAATCAGTTCCATTTGAAATAATCCAGTCACCGATGCCATATGTTACACCTAGATATGTGCCAGGATCACTTACTACATAGTAATAACCTTTGTTGTTAGGATCTGGAGCTGGAAGTGTGGGAGTATTTGTTCCTGCGTTCCATGTACCTTGGTAAACTACCGCGCCTACAAAGCTGTCAGGCAAGTACTGAACGTCTATTTTAGTGAAAGCGTTGAGTGGTGCATAGCCATTTGCTTGGCCTTTTTCACTAAGATCTTGTTTAGCGTTAAATGCTGTCCAGTCAGTTGAAGATAGATAACCGTCAGTAGAACTATTAGCTTGTGGTAAGCTAACACTACCTGTATCTGTTATGGTTCCACCTGTTAAAGGTGCTACAAATGTAATACTTTCTACTGTACCTGAGGTAGAACCTGCTAATATATTGTCCCTTAACGTTTCATACGTAATATTGCGCGTTTCAAACGTGTCTTCACTGTCTGTAGGAGCTACGCTTATTATAAACTGGTCACTGTCTTTGACCGTATTTATCAATGGGTATGAATATATAATAGGCATATACTTTCTTTTAATTCGTTTATATCTTATATACTTACAGATTTCGCTGTTTTTTTACCTCAGTGTGACATAAGCCTGTTACTAATACTACTTATAAGGCTAGTGTCACAAAATTTTACGTCAGATATATAGGGGTATGGTGTTACCCCCTATCGTACTGATTATCAGTCTGTTACAAAAACGATTTTTAATTTAGCGGGTCCCCCTTTTTCTCTAGATTTTTACGTATATACCCTTGATTTTCAGTGTATTACGCCCCGGTGTTTGACTTTTTCTGTACATGTACTAAACTATTATTTATATTTTACAGACAAAACACAGTATAGTTTGGATAATAATAATGTAAATAAAAACTAATATACTAAATCACTTTACTATGCACTATTTAACTATGTTTACTACAAATGAATTACTTAATATGATTAACACTATTAATTCACACAATGAAGTGTAGTGTTATACT